GTATTTTATAAACCATACGTATCAGATGAAGTTATAAATAAAGCATATGATAGGTATTTCATAAGAGCAGAAAATGTTACAGGAAAACCACAAGTTTATGGATTAGGCCAAATCTTAAAGTTTTTGACAATAGGACCACCAAATACTATATCATTCTGCTCTCTTAAAGCTTTTTACACTGATGCTTCTGAATCTAAAATAATACTAGTAAGGGATTTTGAAAAATTTATGCACATTAGCAGATACGCAAGAAAAATAAAAGCAATACATGGAAAGAAAAGAATAGCATATTTATTACAACAAGCTATATCATTAAGATCAACATATAAAGGAATAAAAATATTTGAAACCATGGCATCAGCATTTGAATACGCAGCCGACCAATATGCATTATATCTAGCCAAAAATGACAGAAAACAAGCAGACAAAATAACAATACAAGCTTTGAACACAGTAGATAGATTGGTTACAACAATAAGGGAATCAAAAACAATGTTAGCAGAAATACAAGAAGATGTTACAGATAAGCTACTTTACCCCATTGAATCATACAAAAAATGGTTTAAAATAGGCAAGGACTACTGGGAAACAATGAAAAGATTACAAGAAAAAGTTTCATATAAATTGACAGAACAGGAATTTGATTATGTTAATCAGCAAATAGAATCAATAATATCTCAACATATATTCAAATCAAGTATGGGGCTAAAAATTTTTGATGCTTAAAGAGAACAATAATAATAATAATAATAATAAAATTAATAAAAATAATAACAATAACAAAATAGGAATACGTAATAGGAAAAGTAAAAGTAAAAGTAAAAATAAATTTAACAAACATGGACCAAGAAATAGAAAATCAAAATTGGATAAACAAGCTAACAATATAATAAAGGAAACTGAAGATGAAGTATTTACTAACCAATTAAAACAACAAATGAAACATATAAATATAGAAATACAAAGAATAGCAGAAACTCAAGAATACAAAGATGCTTCACCAATCATTGAATCACTAATCCCCGAATTAATACAATATTTAACAAATATAAATGATAAAATAAAAATTCCAATAGAATACCAAAAATTGCCCTTCTTTTATGAAATTTTAAAACAAAAATTATTACAATACAAAAATAAAATGGTAGAAGCATTAGAAACATCAGAACCAAAAGATTTTGAAGAAATAGCACATGAAATCAGTATTATAAATCAAATATATAATTTAATTGACATATACAAGGAATTACACCAACTTCAGCAAAAACCAGATGAATATCAACAAATAATGCAATGGATATCAAAAGATTTGAAAAATCAACACAAAATGTTATATTCTACAGACATGTCAGTCTTAACATATAGAAAATTAATCCAACTAAGAATTGCAACACAAAATACTGATTTCTACTATATAACAAGACAAGTAAGCGGGATATTCAACACATTAAGAAAACAATTAAGAACAAAAACATTAATTGATAAGGACATGATAGATTGCTTAGATCATATATATAACAATAAAATACAAATGGATTTATTACAATTCAAAAATAATGAAAAATCATACAACCAGGTATATACAGCAATCCAAGAAACAGTACAATATTTACAAGATACATACACCAATAAAATAGTAAACCCGCAACCATCAAAGGAAACATTCATATTATTCCAAACAAGACAAGTACAAAATCAATTAATAATATTATTAGAAAAATATGCAAAAAGGTTAGTAAAATACGATGCATCTTTCAAGATAGATCAAAATTCAATAAATGCACCAGAACCACCAACTGCAGATCAAACATATATAGCATTGCAACAACAAGCTAATAGAATAGCACTTCAAAAATTAATGGATGATACACAAGGATATTTCCAACCAGAAGATTTCGAAATGTTAAAACAGCAACAGTAAGCTAAATAAAATACATAAATACTAGGGTGAAAGCCAAGACACCCGTTGAAGTGACAACACTATACATGCAAATTAATTAATTCTTAAATATGAGGGACAAATAAAATAATTAAGTCCACCGTAGATAGCAGAATACCAGCAAGCGAAAGCTGTACTCTTGTAGACGCAAGAGGCTTGAATCAACAAGAACCTAACTGTAAGCACGGCTGACGTTGCCGCAAGG